GTTGATGTGACACTTGAAGATTATTGGCTTGGTAAAAAAGAATATGTAGAAGATTTTGAAATAGAAGTCGACCAAGACATGATTGATTGTGCAAAGATTTATGTGGATTATGTACAAGAACGAGCAAAAAGATTAAACGGCAAACTATTAGTAGAACAAAAAGTAAGACTGCAAGAAATATCAGAAGATTTATATGGTTATGCAGATGCACTAATTATCACTCCACATAAAATGTGCGTGATAGATTTAAAGACAGGTAAATATCCTGTTAGTCCAGAACACAACAAACAAGCCATGATATATGCAATAGGTGCATTATCTCGTTATGGTAATGAAGATACTGAAGTAGAGATAACAATAGTCCAACCTCGCGCAACGTGGGGAGGCGGACCTATAAAGACTTGGACCACCACCGCTGAATTTCTGGTGGATTGGGCATACGATTTCTTACAGCCGCGCGTGGAAGCGTGCTTGGAAGAAAACCCTGTATTTGTTTATGGGGATCATTGTCGCTTTTGTAACGCAAGAAGCATCTGCGATTTATATAAACAATATAATAAAGGAGAAACTAATGAGTGAAGAAAATAAAACTGAAGCTGAAGAGCTAACAGTTAAGTTTGCTGACGATGGCAAGGAGCATAAAGTTAATGATATGCCAGATGAAGCAAAACAACTTTATATTCGTTGGCAAGAGAAAAGACGAATCAGAGATGAGTTTATTATCAAAGCCAACAACGATATAGATGACTTAAATACTTTACTTTCATCTTACGAAGCTCGTATGCGAAACATATTAGAGCCAGTAGAAGAAGAAAAAAAGATTGAGGTGTCTAAATGAGTTTAGCTGATATACGAAAGAAGTCTAAACAGAAACCACCAAGAATTATTGTTCATGGTGAAGCAGCTGTTGGTAAGACTTATTTAGCATCACAAACTAGAAACCCAATTATGTTAGACGTTGAAGATGGTCTAGGTAAAATTCAAATGGACCATATACCATGTAAAACATACTCTGATGTAATGAGTAATTTAGATGAACTAGCAAATGAAAAACATGAATATAAAACTGTTTGTGTTGATTCACTTGATTGGTTTGAACGATTACTTTGGGATAAAGTTTGTGAAGATAATAGCTGGAAATCAATAGATCAACCTAGCTATGGTAAAGGTTATGCAGAGACACTTCGATATTGGGGTGAGTATGTAGAAAAGCTTAATAGACTAAGAGATAAAGGAATGATGATATTCCAAATATGTCATAGTGAGGTTAGAAAAGTGGAAGATCCACGAATCGAAGCTTACGATAGATATTCTCTTAAACTTCATAAAAAAGCTGCGGCATTGTTATTAGAACATTCTGATGCGTGCTTTTTTGCAGCTAAGAAGTTAGGAACTATTAAGGTGCAAGGTAAGAGTGGTATGACTACTAAAACTGTGTCTGGCGATAGAATCATCTACACCAACAACGACCCAGCTTATCTTGCAAAAAACAGATATAACTTACCAGACGAATTACCAATGGATTGGAACGCAATTCGTGAGGAAATGTTGAAGTGAGTATCTTATCTGATATTGATGTGGTACAGAGAGATCTTGACAGGATAACTGCAAGACTTGATTCATTATTAACTAAGGTTGATTTTGAAACAGAGTCTTATCCAGTTGAAACCTACGATAGGCTTTCTGATTTAAAAAAGGATTGTGAGGATTTGAATGAGTATCTAAATACTTATTCGTCTTACGATCCTGGTTAATCTAAAAGGAGTAAAAAATGGATTTAAGTAATTTTAATGTAGATACCTCTAATGAGGGTAAATCGGTTGTTGAACCAGGTAGGCACGTTCTACATTGGCAAGGCGAAGATGAAGATTTAGTAGAGGGTAGAAATGGTTGGCGTGGTTGTAAAATGTATTTTGAAATAGATGGTACAAGCATAAGACTAAATCATACCTTTACTGTTGGTCACGATAACGAAAATTATGTAAAAAGTGGTGTTAAATCAATGATGCTTATGGCAGAAGCTATGGGTATTAAAGAACCACCAAAAGATACATCAACTGCTTTTATTGGTAAAAGTGTCTCAGCTGAATTAGTCAAAGATGAAAATGGTTATCTAAAGATTAATGAGGATTGGGGTAGAACTTGGCAAGCTACTGATAAAAAAGCAGAAGTTGTTGATGATAACATTAAAGTAAGTCCGTCTGAAGCAGACCTAGAAGCTATGGGTTCTACTGATTTAGATGATGACACACCATTTTAATTACAATGGTAAAAACAGGCCCACGCTGTGTGCATATTGTAAAGCACCAGCAGGGCCATTACTTTACAAAGACGGGGACTACTGGTTGGGAGCGTGCAGTATGGATCATTTAAAAAAGATTGGAGAGGGTAAACGATTACCAAACAAAGCACAATTAAATGACGAAGGTGTTGAATACTCTATTGCACAAACTAAAAACGTCTATGTAGAATTAGCAAGAAAGGAACGTAATCAACCTTTACATAAATGGGAGAGAGACAATAGGAAAAGAGTCTTTACTTCTATTGTGAGGGAATATTTAAACTGGGCAAATGAAGTTGCCAGAAAAGACGATGAAAGGGCAAAACATGGATCTGACGAAATACTTTCCACAAGGAAATAATTTAGAACAAAATAAACCAAAAGACACAAGCGATTTAATAAATGAAATGCAATCACAAGGATTGCAAATCAATCATTTAGAAATAACAGGAGAAATAGTAAGAGTACCAGTTAATGAATTAGCTGGTGTTAAGGCTGATTCAAATAATCAGAAGTCTGGTTATTATGTAGTCAATGAAGTAAACGGCAATTACTTTGCAACTTTTGGTAATTGGAAAACAGGCTTTGAGGGTAAATGGTCAAGCATAAATCATCAAGCTATGACATCTCAACAAAGAGAAGATTTACAACGTCAACTGCAAGAGGCTAAGGAAAGGGCCGAAGAAACTAAAAAACAAAGGCACAATGAAGTGGCCAAAAAAGTAGAACGCTGGTTTGACTCTTACACGAATGTTATTGAACATGAATATCTCACAAATAAAAAGGTTAAAAATTATGGTTTAAAGCAATACCAGGATATGTTGGTTTGCGGTGTGTATTCTACAACAGGAGACATACGTTCTCTACAGTATATTAGTAAAAATGGTGAAAAAAGATTTGCCGCTGATTCAGAAATAAAAGGCAACATATTTCTCATTGGTGCTGATATAAAAGATATTCCAAAACTAGATAAAATTATATTAGCAGAGGGTTATTCAACTTCTGCAACTATTTATGAAGCAACCCAGATTCCCGTAGCTTGCGTATTTTCTGCCAATTTCGTCATGGCAGTAGCCCTTGAAATACGCAAGCTTTCGGGTGCTAGAATTGTTGTTGCGTTAGACAACGATGAAAGCGGAGTCGGAGAGAAGAAAGCCCAAGAATGTGTGCAGAGTGTTACTAATGCGTGCGTGCGTTTGCCGAGCGAACATGGAGACTATAACGACTTATATTTAAAATATGGTTTAGATAAAGTTAAACAAGAACTTACTGAATCTAAATTTAATATTAAAAAGTATGCGATTCGTAATTTAATTGAGAAACCAGAACCGCAAAAGTTTCTAGTAGATTCGTTTATACCATTAGCTAAACCAGGAATATTAGCCAGTAGTGGTGGTGTAGGAAAATCTTTATCATTATTACAGTTAGCACTTGCTATCGCTAAAGGCTCTAGTTGGTGGGGTAAAGATGTAAAAGAGAATGGCTCTAGTGTAATCTTCTGTGCTGAAGATGATCTAGTCGAAGTACACCATAGAATTGATTTATTAGACCCATACGGAGAAAGATTTAAACATAACAACGATGTATATGTTTATCCAATACCAGACCAAAAAGAGCCATTAATTTTATTGCGAGAAGAAGGTATTACTGAACAAGCAAGAGAGATTGTAGAAGAATTAAAAGGTATAGATAACTTAAAGTTAGTTGCGTTCGACCCATTACAAGCATTTACAACAGCTAGTGTCTCGCAAAGTAATGAAGCTGGACAACTCTGGGGAAGTTACTGTGCGATGATTAGTGCGAATATTGGTTGTACTACTTTAACAACGCATCATATTAATAAACAAAGTATTACCAATGATTCTGATGATCCTTATTCGCATAAGGCAGATATAAGAGGTGCATCATCAATTACAGATTCAGTTAGGTTTGCAATCTCAATGTGGATTCCAAGCGAATCAGATGCAGAGGAGTTATGTGAACAAGCAAATATACCATATGATAGGTTGAGCGTGGTCAAGGCGGCCTTAGTCAAATCTAACTCTGGTAATGTGGATTATGGAGTGCAAACTTTAATAAGAAAAGACGGCATATTAGAGCCAATAAACTCTATGCCAAAGACAGATTATGAAATACATTTTTAGGAGGAAATTATGAATTGTTGGCATTGTGGAACAAAATTAATTTGGGGTGGAGACCATGACATTGGAGATGAGAACGAAGAATTTGACATCGTTACTAACTTATCTTGCCCAAAATGTGAGGCATTTGTTGAGGTTTATTTACCAAAAATAAAAGATGAATAAATGTATTTTTAGGAGAAAATTATGAATATAAATATACTGCAAGGGGATTGTATAAAAACATTACAAAAATTAGATGATAAATCTATTAACACCTGTATTACCTCACCACCTTATTGGGGTTTGCGTGATTATGGTGAAAGCAATCAATTAGGTTTAGAAGATACACCAGAAAAATTTGTTGATAACTTGGTTAAAGTATTTAGAGAAGTAAAACGAGTATTGCGTGATGACGGAACTGTTTGGCTAAATCTTGGCGATAGTTATGCAAGAACTGGTGGCGATAGCTCTAAAAAAGGTAGGCATTGGGATGATAGAAAAAATAATCCAAATACAGGTCATAACAGATATGCAAAAGATATAGGACTAAAGCAAAAAGACTTAGTTGGAATACCTTGGAGAGTTGCATTAGCTTTACAACAAGATGGCTGGTATTTAAGACAAGATATTATCTGGCACAAACCTAACCCAATGCCTGAAAGTGTTAAAGATAGATGTACCAAAGCACATGAATATATATTTTTATTAAGTAAAAATGTCAAGTATTACTTTGATAATGAAGCTATTAAAGAAGATGCAAAGTTTCCTGAAGGCCCAAATTCAGCACATAATATAAAAAAAGGATCTGATGATCCTAAAATGAGAACAAGAGTAGGGTTAAATAAGATAGGTGCTAATCCAAAAAAAAATAAAAGATCTGTTTGGACTATTACCACTAAACCATTCAAAGGCGCACATTTTGCAACTTTTCCAATGGATTTAATAGAGCCATGCGTGTTAGCTGGTTGTCCAGAAGGAGGTACAGTTTTAGATCCTTTTGGTGGTAGTGGCACAACAGGAATCGTTGCGGTTAATCATAATCGTCATGCAGTTTTGTGTGAGCTTAACCAAGAATATATAGATTTAGCTAAGAAAAGAATCGAAGAACAAGCTGGTTTTTTAGCAACAATAAATATAACCAAATGACCTTATATGCGAAGAAAAGTGTATCTGCTTGCGAAAAAAAGTGTACCTGCTTGCGAAGAAACTTCGCATATATCCATACCATACCATGGTATAGGAGTCGGAAAAACGCTGGTGCGTTTTCCTCCTCCAGCCACGCAAGTTTGAACGCAAGCACGAACGAACGAGACTTGAATGATTAGAAAGTTTGATAAAAAGAATAAAGAATTTTGGTGGGTGATACCTAGCGAAGTTCCACGCTTACACGCAAGTGCGTTAGTGCCGTTAGCCTGCGTGAGTGATAATTATATGAAGATGCGCTCGTGCGTGTGGAAAATCTTTAGGCGTGAATGTGGGCGTGAGGATTTGACGGCTAGTGCGAAGCTTGTTCTCTGGGCGGTGTGTGAGCGGTATCGATTTGAGACTTTTAGTAGTCATGATGCGGTGAGTTATTATTGTAAGATGATTGGCGTTAGTAGGCGTACGACTGGTAAGGGAATGAAGGAGTTGATTGAGAAAGAAGTTCTTTGGTGCGTGCTTGAGGGCGTGGAGGGTAGGTTAAGGAAAAGTCAAGCTAGTGGTAGGAAGCATTATTTATTGGTTGGTTTAGCCTACGAGATTATTAAGGAGAGCTAAGACATACCTGGAGAGGAGTGAAAGGGGGATCGTGGTCTATAGATACGCCTTAAGCTCTGTAGATTCATTATAAGGGTAAAGTGGGGTTATACCTAATCTTTTTTTCGTGCGTGCGTGGGGCGTGGCCTCCGTGCGTGGAGTGACTAGCGAGAGACTTATAGGGGGGTTTGTATCTATGGAGAAGATACCTCTCGCTAGTCGAAACTTATTGCTTGCGGTCTATGATTACTATTGCTAATGAGGTAATCAGTAGCATTAAAAAGAATACTCCGAAAAGCGATAGTATTATTTTAATTATTAGTTCAAGCATTTATATATTTGGTTGTGGTTGAATATACAATTTTATCTTCTTTAAGCATTTTTTCAACTTGGTTATTTATCTCTTTAATGCTTGGATAACCTTGCATGGTAAATTCAATAGTTACTTCGGTTATTTGTTTCTTTTTCTTTTTACCAAATACGCTATCCCAATTATTGCGTATCTTGTTTATATCTTCCTTGCGCCTGCCAGATCCTTTACCTGTCAATTTGTCCTCCTATGCTGTATTTATGTCATAAAATATAAACTCCGCTAGAAAGTTTATGATTTCATCGCGGTCATCATCTTCGTGTAAACCATAGTTTCTAGCTACAGTATGTATTTCATCATCAATTAAACCTTTTCTGTCTTGTTCTAATAATTGATGGTGTATGTTTTCTAATTGTTCCTGGTTATGTATGTTGCTCATGTTCTGGCCCTAAATAAATAGAATAATGCTCTTAGTTTTTCATCGTTTAGATGTCTAAGGTGTTTGGGAATGTCGTTTCTGTTCATTCTAATCGCTCACCTTGCCATCTTTTGATACATAGGCTATATGCCTATCATTTTCATCACGAAGCAAATACCCGCCCTCTCCTGTCGCCCTAGAGTGTGTCTCGGATATGTAGGGTAATTCACCGCCAAATCCTTGATCTCTATAATGTGCTGAATATTTACCAAAAGCTATGTTAAATGTCATATTGTTCATTGGTTATTTACTCCTGTTTTAAATTCAACAAGTTCGTTAGTCTGTATTAGTTCTTCGTCATGACAACCAATACCAAATTTTATATTAAATTTTTTGTTCATATAGGCTATATCTCCATGACTAAAATGCTCATATAATTCAGTCATATGCCAACCTTCCACATCTCCTTTAGTACCTTTTTCTTGATTATGCTCTAATATTGGTTTTGTCCATTTACCATTTAGCTTATATTTAACCAATCTATAATCGCAACAATCAGAGCCATTACTAATTGTTTTTGTTAATATTATTTCATTACTACTCATGCTTTTACTCTCCTCGCTCTCGCTAGTTTGTTATTATGTTCTTTAACCATGTTTATATCTGGTTGTATATCTTCTAAGATTATCTTTTTAACCTCGCTAACTGTTAGGCCGTCAAGATCTTTAGTTATGATTTGAATATCACTTAATTTAGGAATCCAAGTTTTATGAAATTGCTTGTCCTGGCAGTCTAAGTTATAACACCAGTCAATAATATTGCCGTTTATGTTTATTGAAAAAATCATTTTCTTTTATCGTTGTCGTTGATTGTTAAGGCAACTGCATATAAACAGATAGCCATAAAAACTAATATTGGTAATAGTTGTAGGTCCATTATTCCCCCTTAATCAGCTTTAATTCTGATTCATTAACAATTGTATCGCCTATATGCCTTTGTCCTTTCCAAATTCTAACTGTAACAATTTTATCTGTGTAATAATCTAATACATAAGATTCATTATTACCATTACATATAACTCTATCGCCAGCTTTAAATTGTTTTACTTTACTCATCATTTCCCCCTTTGTAGTAATCTTCTCTTAAATCTTCTGTAAATTTATAAGCATTTTCTAAATGTTCGTGATCATCTGTAATATTAAACTCCTGTTGTAGTTCTTGTAATGAACAATGTATGCTTTCAAGTTTTATCTTATTGACTCTTTTTAGATATTGCTCATCTGTTTCTATATATGCTCTCATCATTTTCCCCTTTTGGTTATTAGTTTATATAGCTTTAAATCATCCTTGCTTAACATCTTTTCAATGCGTTCCCAATCTTTAGGACTTCCTACGACTGGTAAGCCTGGATATTTTCTTTTAAGTTTCTTTAATATTTTTTGATCTTGCTGTGTCATTGTGTCACCGCCTTTATTTTCCCTTTCTTAATTAATTCCAGGTTGTCCGCTGAAACCAATCTAAAAGGATAACCAATCCAATTATTTTTAATTTCATTTTTATAGAAAACCTCTAACCCTTTATTGTCTCCGTCATGGTTAGACCATTCACCGTTTTCAATATCATTTATATGATTATTAATACAATGATCAGAACAAAAAATATCATACGGTCTGATATTTATTTCAATAAATGTGTTTTCTCCTGTTTCTTGTTGCGGATCATGTTCTCCGCAATATTCACAATAATATTTACTCATTATTCACCCCTTATAAGTTTTAATTTATGCCCTTGATTCTGTAGGCGTTTATATTTATCTTGCATGGTTGCAAGGCATGGACCCTTAAAGGCTGTAAAACCTTTAAGAGTTCCGTTGTTAATTATTATCTGGTATTTCATTTTTTCCCCCTTTTAAAAAATAGCAGTTTTATGTATGTCGCTATACAAAGTCATAGTAATATCTTTATAGCCTTTAGCCTTGAATATTACTGTAGACCAATAACAATTATTATCCCATGTAGGCTTTCTTTTCCATGTTACATTAAATGCAACATTAGGATTTCTACGCTTGAATAATCTTTTAGCAATGTTTAGCGTTGGTTTTTGTACTGTTTCTATTGGTATATACATATTTCCCCCTTAATCTTGATAATAATAACCAGGATTAGAGATATAGTTTTCCTCTATTCCTTGGCCGTGTTGTTTAACTGTTGTTTCTGTACAGTTCTCATACTTGATAAATTCAATATCATTCCATGAGACATTTTTATTAAAACACTTAATAACTTTTTTAGTTTCATGTTCTGATTGAGTACCATAACCATATTGAAAAGGTAAGATATACATTCTGTCATTTTCAACGTCCTCTATTCTGGTACTGAAATAACTATTGCCGTTTACTTTGTCTCTGTATTCTTTTGTTATTGCTATATATTGCATTATTTCACTCCCATAAATTGTTTAGCTAGATCAGACTCACAACCCTTATAAAAAGGTATAGCCTGGATTCTTACTTTAGCTGCTCCAGCATTTCTATAAAGATTTGCTAGTGTTTCTGCTAGTTCTTTAGAGGTAATAAATTCACCATCATAAATAGATTGTAATTTGCTTTCTTGCAAATATTCTGGCTTGTTTTTGTCCTCTGGTTTAACTCCCCAAATAACATATTCTGTATATTGTGTATTCATATTTTTACTCCATAAATGCTAAGTAATTAAACCTAGTAATAAGATAGTAGCATTGCGTATACGCAATTGCAACATATTTTACCTTTTATTTTAAATTAATTTAATAAATAGTCCGCAAGATAGCATTTATAAAGTAAAATCTTGCTTATGAGTGAAACAAAAAAAAGAAAAAAACCAGGACCAAAAAAGATAATGTTTACTGAAGATCAGTTAAAAGAGGCTCAAAGATTAGCGGGACTAGGATTTTCTGAAGAAGCAATTTGTCAAGCGTGCTTAGGTTGTAGTCCAGATACATTATTAAGAAGAAAAAAAGAATTTCCAGAAATTGCGGAATATATAAGACGTGGAAAAATGAAATCTATAGAAGAAGTGTCTAATGCTCTTTATAAGTCCGCTATTGGTTTACATGGTAAAGAGCCATCAGTAAGCGCGCAGATCTTTTTCTTAAAGAATAAAGGCAAGCAAGCGGGCAATGATTGGGCGGACATTCAACAAGTAGAAACAAATATAAATCTAAAAGACGCACTCACGCACGCATCCGCCAGGATCATTCAAGGCGAAGTCATAGAACAAGAAACGCTAAACTTAAAAGATGCAAAAGACTAACGCACATACGCATTCATGCGTTCACGCATTTATGCACGATAGCAAAATAGGTTGTGCGTTCTTGCGTATGCGTATCAATAGAACAGATAGCCCCGTTCATGCGTTCATGCGTACTGCTATATAAATATGATAGGAAATAGATTTTACCCCCCTTTGCGTATGCGTGGGTGGTGCGTATATATATACATTGTGGAATAATTTTTTTTAGGTAATTTGAATGAAATATAAACCAGAAGAAGAAAAGCTATTAATGACCGAACTATGGTCTCCTGTGGTTAAAGATAATCCATTAAATTTCGTCAAATTTGCCTTCCCATGGGGAATGAAAGACACCCCCCTCGAAGATTTTAAAGGACCAAGGAAGTGGCAGGAAAAAATTTTGCGAGAAATGACAATACACATTCAACGCAATGGTGTTAAAGATTTACCAGAGATGTTTAGAATGGCAGTTGCCTCAGGTCGTGGTATTGGTAAATCAGCTTTGGTTGCTTGGATTATTCTTTGGATGTTATCAACCAGGTTAGG